CGCACGAAGTTCGTCAATAGTATACTCGCGAATTCGTATTCCAAGTTGGTGACATCGTTCACGAACCGCGCTTTCCCGGACTGCAGCGGTCACTCTCTTTTTGATACGCATATATTTGAGACGACTTTTATGCCGACGAATTTCCCTCCTTCTGCGATTGTGATTCCTAGTAAGTTCCTGAAGGCGGGCAACTTGAGGTGGTTCATCGAGCCTGACATGGACCCTCGGTAAGTGCGCTTCGGGAGAAGTTGCTCGTGGCACGACCTTGTATAAGTTTTTCATATTATGGCACATTTTCAAGTATTCACCCTCCGGGATCGACTTGGCAACCAGGTCGAGGGTCTCCATGAGCGAGGTAAGGTCTTCCATGATTAAATTTTGAATTACAGAGGTCTATACCCCGACTTAGGCTATCAATTCTCGCAAATCTACTGGATTATTAAGCGTTTCAAATGTTAGGGGTTCGGGGTGGATAGATGTATTTGCTGGATTATTGACTACTTTATGGGGTGAATCATCTATCAATAATGTATTCGTTTCGTCATACCATGGAAACATCTCCCATACATATTTAAGTTCTTTGAGAAATACAGGCTTTCCACTATCCATAGTACCGATATTGGTACATTGTCTCTGAGAATAAATAAATTTCAGATCTTTCATTTTCTTACCCCAAATATGCCTCACAATAGGTATCGTATTGTGAGGCATAGTTGAAGACCACACAGCCACGTCATAATTATGATGCGCCCATTTAAGAAACTTTCGAATGCCTGGACGCACAAAACATTTGAAATTTCCGACTATAAAATCTGGTTTTTGGGAGGTCTTATCTCGTCGGCGAATTAGAAAGATCCCATTGAGGTCAAATATTAATAATCGCTTCATTTAAACTGGTTTAAGTTATTAATTACAAGACTATGCTTGACTTAGGTTTACTCTTCCGCTGGAACATTCACACCTATCCCTCTTGTGACTCGTCCGTCTTGCCGAGTGATTGGACTCTGTGTATTGTATCTATTAAAACGAGTAAACTCAGACCTAAACACACGGCCAATGAACCGTAACCCACCGGCTTCATTGGTACTGGAACCCACCACCCTATGAATTTCTTTCGTAAAGCATTTGATATCATTATGCAACAGCAAAGGATGCTTAGGGCTGACATGGAGTAATGCTTGTTCTTGTCGAATGGGACAGTTGGACTCCACGCATCCTGACCCGGAAACACATTTATACCCAAAACATTCAACAATGGAAGAATCAAAAATGGTAGTACCATAATTTAATATTTACATATATTTTATTCTGTGTCCGGGTTAACGATGTACTTTTCGAGAGCTTCGAGTCGGTCACTGTATTTAGCGATCAAATCGAGTTCCGCTTCCATGGCTTCCATTACATCGGAGTGTTCACCGATACCCGAAGGCTTTGTTAGGTATATTTCTACGATGGCGCGGTGTTTGGCGATCATACCCCGCGCGTGCGCTTTCATGAAGAAAATTAACCTATCTCTTTCCATTTTCATAATAGACGTAGCTCACGTTTAAGTGTATTAAATGCTACAGCCAATCAGCATGGACGTGAATATGATCATGGCCAATCGTCCGGTTTCAACATGAGAAACTTTATCAAATTCCTCGATACTCTTTGACTGTGCGACGCACCTGTCTACCGAATACGCAGATATGGCGGAACACAACACACCCAAACACGCAAATTCGGGGCGATGATATTGTTCGATCGGGTTCGCACCGGATACAATCCAGTTAGCGGTTCCTAGTATCACGCCGTATGCCGCAGTCTTACCGGCGACTGCTTCGATGACTTTAGCCGGTGTGATTTCCGGTCTAGAGGAACACGTTACGATTCGTTTACGTTTTGGTAACCGTGGTCTCGTGATTATTCTCACACGAAGGGGTGTTATCACCATTTTTTATCATTACGATGAATTCTCTAAGTGATGTCTAATCCGAATCTCATTTTCATGTGTTTCATCGCCTCCCGTAGACTTGGTTCACTCCACAGAAGCCATCTCGACCAAAAACCCGCCGTCTTCAAACCCGAGATTTCCCAATCCTCGAGTTTGCTCTTAGTCACTTTAGACATTCTTTCGTGTACCCTTTGTGGATCACTGAATTTACGAGTGTCTCCACCACCGTGTCGTAACACATAGAGACGCATGCGCATTGGGTTCTTGTGTATGGTATAGTCCGTGTATCCTTTGCCCCCAAAGTCTACATGGTCGCCATCTGGAAATGTCACTCTGTACTTCTTGTCCCGGATCGGACTTTTCTTGAGAGTAACTTTCATTATTATTAACATTTGAAAATTTTTAAAAAAATATTTTTTTTATTTTTGAAACTTTTTTCTTTTAAAAGAAAGTGAAAAAAAATTATTTTTTTTTCGATTTTCATTTTCAAAAAAGTATGGTGTTCATTCATTTTCGAGGAGACCACTGAACAAATTAAGAATATCGGCGAAGTAGTCGAACGACGCACCCACAAAATTACCTTCGTAGTTTCGTCTCAGTATGTTGTTGGTATCGTATATGACGAAGAGAGCAAACAGTGGTACGATGATCTGAGAATACCTCTTACCCGTGAATAGCCTTACCAAAATCAAACCTATGAGACATACGAACAAAATAGAACCGAGCATCCTGAGATCATACCCGAGCATGCGCGTGACGGCACCCAATACAAACATGGTGATGAAAATGGTGACCGCATCGAGCAAAGCCTCCTTTACGTCTCTCTCACCTCGCGTACCCAATAACATACCCGCGACGGCGGACAAAGCTGTGAAAAGCATGAATCGCGTGATGATGTTCTTCGTAAACGCAAACATGAGAAGCGCGACGAACCACGCGACCATGTACGTGAGCGCATTTTCGGCGACAGCCTTACTCATTTTTGGATCTTCTATGGTAGCCTTCGCAAAGCCGTATGTCACGAGTGACTGAAATATCAAGTTTGCGAACACCTTTGATAGGAACATTCTATTAATATACACGTCTAAAATAATTTACTTTTTCAAGAGGATGTAGTGGTGGTACAAGTGAATACCATTGATGTACAAACCAATGGCGAGTGGTATCAACAAGGCTGGGCGCTTTTTGTACACGGCTGGAAGCGCCATGGCGAGGGCGAAGAGAACCATGGTGAAGTAAAGCACTGGTGGTGCGATCAAACCGGTCTGCGTTCTAGTGAGACCCATGAAGAAACGCTTATCGAGAGTGTCGACTTCATCGGTTGGTTCTGGTGCGTAGTATTCCTTTCCTTTATAACCTGGCATTTATTATATATGGAGAAAATAATGAAATATCTCTTAGGCTCGGTTGTCTTGGTGGCGTTCGATTATTTTAAAAATCCAATAGACCGCCTGTATTTCAGTAGACCTCTCAGACCACTCGTGGGCATGAGAAATACACTCATAGACATGTTGTGTCATAAACCATTTTATTACCCAAAAGATTACAATGACTTGTGGATCATTCGATTGTACTACAGAGAACTAAGAGACGCTTTATTGTCGGGCATGAAGGACGCTAAAAAGTACTACTTTCATGACGACGATTCATGGTTTGAAAAGAATGAGAACTATTACTATTACAAAATCGAGGATTTCCCACTCATAAAGAGGTGCATAGACAAGATACCGCGCGTCGTTGGTGGAGTGATATCCGTGATGGAAGGACCCATGACCATACCACCTCACCGAGCGGAACACAACTTATATCTCAGATACCACCTCACACTCGAGGGTACGAGTACTCTAGACACGGAATACGAGACGCATGAACACAAACCGGGCGAAGATTTGTTATTCGATCATTCGAGATATCACACGGTTAAGAAGACCACGGATGATAGAAGAATTGTACTGATACTTGATGTTAAAAGATTCTAAAATATGAGATGTTGTCTACATACGGCTTTATATGATTCACTCCCACCCACGAGCTCTAATTCCTTGGTGTTTACGATACGTTTCGTAAACGGCCCGGGTGTTCCATCATTACACCTCATACACAACGCTGATAACTTGGTCACACTATCCGCGACGGGTATACAGTCTAAAATTTCACCGAATTTTTCCTGTTTGAAATCGGCATCGAGACCTGCGAGTATGACTGTCTTTTTTAGAAACAAACACATTTGTACGAAACCTTTCAGGTTATCAAAAAACTGCGCTTCATCCACGGCGACGACATCCGACTCACAGAAATTCTCATCCAGTAACGTATCCGCGATTTCGCTCACTTTCAGGCATTCGAAATCGACACCATCATGGCTGTGTATGACTTCCTTTTCCGAACGCGTGTCTTTCGATGAGGTTATCACGGATATGCGTTTACCAAGGACTTTGTATCTCTTCAGACGTCGTATGAGTTCCGACGTCTTACCCGAGAACATGTTACCTATGATTATTTCGAGACTCATCTTATACGATTTTAGCCTCTTTTGTTTAACTAAGTCAAAATGTAGAGCATCGTAAATCAGACATGATTCACAAGGCTTCTTACAAGGGGAGGGAAGGTGTCTATTTTCAAAAGTCAGGAAAGGTGTGTTTTGAAAATAGAATTTTTGATAGCATCGAAGACGTCATTAAATTTTTCGGAAGATAAAGTATGACGAAAATCATCACCGGGAATTTCCTTATTTGGAAAGGTCTGGACTTGCATACAGATTCTAGGACGAAACATCCACGAAAGTTTAAAAGCAAACAAGTCGCTAAAGTTAGATACAACTGCTATGTGTGCAGGGATAAATGTGAAATATATTCACCAGTGGAAGATACATATGTGAAATGTCGGAGATGTGACGGTTGTCGTATTAAGATGGATAGTATCGATGATTATGATTGGTTAGATTAAAATTATATGTAATAATTAAGATGGCCCTCACTGATCAGGAAATATCTAAGAAGATTCGCGAGTTGCGAAAAACAAAGGGTCCAGTATACGCACCCCTTAAATATTTCAGAGGGTTGAAGACGCTCGGAGACGTAGAAAAGAGATATGTAAAAATGAAAACGAAAACATACACGAAATTTTCAACTGATAAAGGTGTGAAAACCCGCACCTCTTCGTACACGAAACGATTCCGCGAAAAGTACCCGAACGCGAAATCCCTCCCCGAAATTGCGAAAGCGACGAAGATACCATTGAAGACATTGAGAACCGTGTACGATCGAGGACTCGCCGCGTGGAGAACCGGGCACCGACCGGGCGCTTCTCCACAGGCGTGGGCGTATGCGAGAGTGCATAGTTTTGTGATGAAAGGAAAGACGTATTACACGGCGGA